GGTTTTTAAAAGTTTACAGGCCGTCGGAGGTTTGCAGTTACTCCTTGCAATGGCGGAGCTGGGCTGCTTCGTAAATGTGGTTGAATCTGATTCGACGTTTACATTCATTCCAATAAAATCAAAAGCTATTAATATATTGCTCACAACGAAAAATGATGATGACAATCCAATTGATACTATTATTTATGGTCTAACGCCGGTCCCAAAGTATAAAAGAAGATTTGCATCTGACATGAGTCCATCAGGTATTAATTATGATAATGAATTATTCGATAAAGTTGCTATTAAATTAGCGGAGATTCTGAATTTTGGGGTTAAAAAAATGTCAGTACAGCAAGCAATGATGATGCTAACAAGAGTGTTTTCAGTTAGACATCTGGAATCATTGTACTATAGAATGATGGACGAAGATGATATAATTCATGATAATATTGATCTACAATTCAAATCAGTTATGGTGATGCTGAAGTTAACCAAATCGTTCGAATTGACTCTAACTGCTGAAGGGGGGAAATTACTTTATGTTGATAAAACTTATGCACTTTGGGAACTAGACTATAGAAAGTATAAACTGATGCCTGTTAAAGCTGTTGAATATAAAATAACTTTAAATTCCGCAACAGAAGATGCGGATAGTGAAAGGAAAATGGCTGCATATGTTAAATACCATTATAATAGATTTGCTGTAATATCACATGGATTTGGTCATTATAGACTAGTTCCCTATCAGCAGGTACTAAATCATGCTGAACGTACTTTTGCGACATATAATGCAATCAAAAAGACGAAATCTGATCACTCATTTGTGCGACTTTCTAAAACTTTGTTGAATACAAATTGGCAAGATTTTATGAATGCTGTTGAATATGGAAAAAGCATGAGTGAATGTAGGAATGAATTATTTAAGTCATCAAAAACGAGTAATCCAGTCAAGAAGCACGTCAATATACTGCAACTGGATGAAATGTCCACTGTGAATTAGATCGGCCACGAGGCAACGCCAAAAAATAAACTTTTAATGTGACC